TGCGGTTCGACACCGCGCTTGGCGAGCTGTGAGCCATACGACCCGAGCGTCTTGAGGGACGCGGCAGGTACGCGGATCAGCATCGGGTCGTTGATCTGACCGGCTGGCGCGATAGCCAGACGCATGCTGTCAGTGCAAGCCTTGACCTTGCTGCCGTTGTCGGAGATGCGCGAACCCCACTGGTTGTGCGGGCAGGTGGCGCACTTCTTGGACTGCGGGTCTTCGGCGTCAGTAGCCGGAGCGATACCGTCGTTGGAGTAGCACACAGGCTTGTCGGTGTTGCCCTCGGTGTAGCCGCCGTCATAGTAGACCTTCGACTTGTTGGGGTTCGTCGCGAGGATCACAACCTCCAGCGAGCCTGCGGCTTCTTCGTCGTCACCGGGCTTCTTGACGAGCGTGCGCTCATCACCACGCTGCACGTGGAAGACTTTGCCCTTGATGGACACGACAGGGTAGCCGCCAGAGGATACGGCAGCTGCAAAGGCGTTTTGCGCTTTGGCCTTGGCGCGGAGGTGCGCGGGGAGTTGGGATGCCTTGATGGCGATCATATCGTTTGCCATGAGATTACCTCTTTATTTGCGGCGGAAGTTGACGACCTGAGACTCCGACCAGTTCACACCGGGCGGCAGATCGTCGTTGACGGACTTGAATTGCTCTACGGCTGCCTTGCTGACGCGCCGCTCTAGAAGCTCCCAAGCGTCGTGGTTCTGGACGTGCTCGAGGAAGCTGTCCCAGTCTGCGACGGTGGCGGCCGAACGTGTTGACCGGTACGCAGTTCCGACCCCGCGAGCGGATACGTTGTCAATGCCACGTTCACCAAAGCGGCGCAGAAATTCGATCTCGATCTTGTCCTGCTTCGTGCGGTCGCCCTCGTCGTCAGCCTGATAAGCGGCTTTCCGTTCGGCGCGGCGGTCTCGCAGAGCAATGAACATCCGTAGGAGTGTGACGTCGTCGACGTCGTTGATCTTAGCCATGTTCAGTTTCCTTTCGTTGGCTTAGCCAGTGGTCGATGTCTTGTTCGTCCCAGCGCAGCACTCGTGGAGATACCTTGATGGGCTGGGGGAAAGTTTTGTCTCGGAGACGCAGGGCTGGCAGCGCTGCCTTGGTAATGCCCAGCTTGACCGAAACCTCTTCGGGCTTCAGTAGGTTCATTCTACAAATACCTCCATAGGTGTTTACATGTTAGCAGATTATGTCAGGTTCGTGCAGGTGTCAAGCCAGCACGGCCTCTCTGGAGGCCTTGACCTCGTCGAGAAGCGCACCTTGCATCTTCTGTTTCGTCTGGAGGCGCTGGTAGATGCGGCGCTCCACTGGGGTGCCTTCGAGCATGATGATAAAGTTGTTCATCTTTTGGCCGGGGCGGTTGATGCGCCCGTTGGCCTGCTCGAACACTTCGTTTGACGTGACGCACGAGTACCACACGATGGTAGAGGCAGCCGTCAGCGTCAGGCCGTGGGACATGGCGGCGGGCTGGGCCACCAGAACCTTCGGGTCTTTGGCCTTCTGGAACGCGCCGAGGATGCGGTCGCGCTCGTCCTTCTTCACGCCGCCGTGAATGACTTCCACGGTGAACTCGTTGGCCAACGCTGCACTGACGTACCGGATCGACGACACGAAAGGCACGAACACGATGACCTTGCCCTCAGCAGAGCTGATGATGGAGCGCACCTCTTCGATGCGCTGCGTCGGTGGGATCGTAAGTTCTTCACCCTTGTTGCCGTAGACAACGCCACAGGCGATCTGAACCAGTTTGCCCATCTTGACTGCCTCGTTGACGGCAGTGATCTCTCCGCTGTCGGCCTCGGTCTTGAGGCGGGCAACCATCTCCTTGTAGGCCTTGTCCTGATCCTTGGTCATGGCCACGGTGCGCGTCTCGTACATGAGCGGCGGCAAGTCCAAGCACTCGTCTCGGGTAAACCGAACAGCCGGTTGCATCACGTCGCTGACGATCTGCGTGGCTTCCTTCTTGGGCACCCACTGGAACTGCGAGAGCTGCTTCATCACGGTCTGCTTGAACCGGTTGAAGTAGGGCGGCACCTTGTCTGGCACCACGAGCCTGCACTGTGCCCACGCGTCCGTCGGCGCGTTTGGCGTTGGCGTCCCGGTCATACCCCAGCAAATTCGGTCGATGCCTTGGCGGTTCACCACTTTGTTGATGGCCTTCCAGCGGTCTGTGCCAGCGTTGCGCGCGGCTTGCGCGATCTCGTCCACGATGATGACGTCGATGTCCGGCCGGTCCTTGAGGAACGGTTCGATGATCTTCACGCCGTCGTGATTGATGATGTAGATGTCGACGTCTTGCTTGAGCAGCTTGACCCGCCTGTCCTTGGTGCCGTGCAGAACAGTGTAATCCAGATGCGGGAAGTGCTGGAAAATCTCGTCTGCCCACGTGCGCTCCAGTGTGGAGAGTGGTGAGATCACCAGTGCCTTGCGGGCTTTGCCGATGCTGCGCAGATAGTCATACGCCCAGAGCGACGCGAGCGATTTACCCGTGCCAAGCTCACTTAGGTTGAACGCACGATCATACATCGAGAGGAACGCCGCCGCCTCCAGCTGTGCCGAGAAAGGCTTGAACCGTCCGGGCCAGTCGTAGTGGTGTCTGATCGGGGCAGGGGCGTTGTACCCCATGGCGCGAAGCACGCGCGTCTCTTCCATCCGGTGAGGCACCGCGATGTACGGTACGCCTTTGACGGTGAAGGACTTGGCGGCGGGGATCGTGTTGATGAGTCGTTCGGGGTTACGCGACTTGAGAACCAGTGCCTTCTTTTGCGGCCATACCAGCATTATTGAGTACCTCCAGTTTGTTTCTGTCGTCGGTCCCGATCCCTCTCGCTTGGTAGGAAATAAGGAACGCGAGGCAGCAGGCTGCGTGCCACGTGTGGGGCATACCGGTCTCCGCGTCGTTTTCCTCTCCAGCCCACCACGCGTTCATGTGGCGGCGCATGGCGGCGTAGACGCGGCCCCAGCCCATACCCTGTTCCCAGTTGCGATCACCGTACTTGGCGGCCCCAAAGGTCAGTACCTTGGCGACAGCCGTCTCCAGCTCGGGGGGCAGTAGGTCCATGCGGTCCTTCGAGCGGTCGAACTTCATACCCTCGTTCAGTGCGGGTTCCTCGCGCCAGTTGTCAGAACTGATGCGGGCCATGCACTGCTGCACAAGATCAACAATGGTATCGGTGTTGAGGGCCACTTCCTCTGCTGTGGCCTGCCTGTGGCGTATGATGTATTCCCACACGCGCTCTTCTTCTGGGGACATAGCTACCCTCCCTTTCTTACCTGTGCGATATACTCGAACGTCCTTGGTGCGACGCGCTTCTGGACCAGTGAGACAAGGCCTCTGCCTGCGGCGCGGAACGCCGCTGACTTGTGAGCGCCGCCAGCGTGCTCACCCCTGTGGTAGACGATCTTGTCGCCCGCCTTGGCGACGTTCAGCGCCTTGAGAAACGCGTCTGATTTGGTGTTCGGGGCGATGTCTATTACGTCCGGCATCACTTACCCTTCTTGGTGTACATCTCTGGGTTATCCTTGCGCCAACCACGGTTGGACTTCTTGCTGACAACCTTGGTGTTCGACTTGTCGGTGCTGCCACCCTTGTCCAACGGGTCCACGTGGTGGACGTCTTTACCGTCACCCTTGGCGGCGCGCCCGTCTGCGATGGCCTCACGCCGTGCCTTGTTGTTGGCGACCCGTTTCTTCTGGACGTCCGGCCGCTTGTTATACGCAGCCTTTGTCCGCAGCTCCTGAGGTGATGACTTCGGCATTGATAGCCTACTTCAGTTGTTCCACGTCGTCGACGACAAGTGCTAACCCGTTAGCAGATAGTATGTCGTCGATTTCACGCTGTTGGTTCGGGGTAACGGCCTTACGTTTCCCCGGAGCCTTTGTCTCGATGGCGATGAACCGACCTTGGTAGCAGGCAAGAATGTCTGGGCACCCAACGCGACCCATCCCGTTCGACACCGGCATATAATACCACGCGCCTAAGCTCTTGAGATACTCTTTTACGGCCTTCTTAACCTTACCCTCTGGTGTCATCCCCATATCGACTACACCTCCGTCAGGTAGTCGCCGTGCAACTCGATAAACGCTTCGAGTCTAAGGGTAAGTTCGACCTCTAGTGGTGTGAGGCTGTCCCTACCCACAGCGTTCTCGACCAATTCCCTGTTTGTGAGCCTGTTAAGTTCACTGCTCTTGATCTCCCCGTTCGTCTCCATAGTCCCTCTATTCTCCGCAAAATTCGCATAGTTTCTTTCCAACAGGACACCAGTTTCGGCACAAGCCGCTGGGCTTTGGCGTCCACTTGTTTTCGTCGTAGGCCCGAGCAACTCGGCTCAGCCGTGGCAGGAACTCCGCCCAAATCTCCGGCAACTGCGCACGTGTAAACATTTCCTTATCGAACTTGTTCTCCTTCAACCAAATGAAGCCCGTCACAACGCTGTCGACCCAAGGGTACATAGCGAATGCCAAGGCCGCGAAGAGCTTCAGCTGGTCAGAGTCTGGCTTGTGTTTGCCGGTTTTCCAGTCAAGCAGGTAAGCGCGTTCTGAACCGACGACGCCGATGTCAATGACCCCGCGTACCCATACGTCCTTCGCCATCCAAGTGGTGGGGCGGAGGTTCTTGTTGAGCGCCACGCGTTCCTCGACCACGCGCTTACCTTCGTAGGCCATGATCTTTTTGACGTAGCGCCCATACCGTTCCATATCTGGGGGAAGCGGCTTCGTGCCCTTGGCGTACAACTCAAGAGCTTTGTGTACTTTGTTCCCCCAAAGCGTCGCTTCGGTCTGAGGCTCCATCACCTGTTTCGTGACGCGCGTCAGCTCGAAGCGACGAGGGCATGTTTCAAACGCTGTTAAGGCTGAGTAGCTCCATGGTTTTGTGAGTTCCAAGGTGGCACATTCCCTTCGTATATCTCATAGTCGATTTGCTCCCAGAACTCGGCCAAAAGTTCCACTCTATCTTCAGATGGGAGTCGGTCTTTCTCGTATCGTTTTCGGTTGGCCTCGAGAAAGCCAAGACGTCTTTTAGCCCACTGGTGTTCTAAGTTTGCAATCCATTGTAGGCGTTGCATAAAAGGTATTTCGCCGAAAAGTTCCTCTGCTTTTGCGACAGCGCGGTCCATACGTTCACGTCGTTGTTGCTGAATGTATCGGCCGTTTATCCGTCGGTATACTTTTTGTGCGTCCTTATAGGCTGCACTGTTTCTGTCAAAACTGTCCCGCAAACCTGCGAGATAGTGTGTGAACCCTTCGATTTTTAACGCGTAGGTTTCGATCAGGGGTTGCAAGAATATATGCGCTCTAGGCAGCAGAAACGTTTTGCGGTCTTCTGCGTAGGTCTGCATATGCTTGTCCGCTATCGACAACCACTCGCCTAACTTGTCAGGGTTGCGGAGTAGAGTGCTTGTGCACTCCCGTAGGCCTCCATCTTCGCCCAAGATGATTCTCTCCTTCCATCTGTTTACGTGTATGTAGCACTATACGTGTGCACATGCACGCAGTTTTAGCATGGAGCGCGTTACTTTGCACCCCCATACGTGTCGGCAATATCGCCCTGCGACCATGTGACAAGCTCCGGCCACCAGTGGGGTGGCGTTCGCATGACCTGCTGCACGGTGTCTAGTAGTTGCACTGCTTCTTCCTCGGGCGCCACGTACACAAGTTCGTCGTGGACAGTCAGTGCCGGGTTGTACCCGGTCAGTTGTTGTATCTGGATGGCGTTGTCGGCGATGACGCAGCGCGCCAAGTGCTGAACGATGTTCTCGTCGATCTTCCCGGCGTAGATGCGCGCCTTGTTGCGGCCGTGGCCGTAGACGAACTCCACCTTGCCGTCGTCGTTACGCTCGGTGCGCAGGTCCGGGTAGCGGATCATACCCTTGGGGGTCTTCAGCCCTTCGGGGCATGATGTGACCATGCCCCAAGGATCGACGGCGGAGCTTGTCGCGCCGTACATAATAGGCGTCAGCGCAGCATGGCACGTGCGCCATCCGCGCGCGATTTCCGGGTACTCATCCCGCCACTTGTCGACGACGTCTTTTGCCTCGTCGAGCGTGATGTCCACGCCACCCATGAGCTTGGCGACCTTCTGGAAGGTGACATGCCCAGCACCGAAACCAAGGCCGAGGTGGGCGACCTTGCCGACCTGACGCTGCTCCTTGGAGACCTCGTCAAAGCGCACGTCGTATAGCTTGCTGGCGAAGTCCTTGTACAAGTCGGCATTCTCCGGGTCAGCCCGGTACATCGCCATGCTGGACGGCACCTTCCAGAGGAAGTGGTTCACGCGCAGCTCGATACCAGACAAGTCGGCCACGACAACCTTGTGACCCTCCGGGGCGCGCAGCGACTTGCGCAGGGCGTCCGAGGGCTTGGGGGCGTAGGGGTTGATGCGCGGTAGGTTCTGGGGGTTGTAGCCCCAGCCGGACCAGCGCCCCGTCGTGTCTGCGCCGTAGTATTTTAGCGGGATCGGCACCTTCCTCTGGGGGTGCGCCACGGCTGCGTCGATAAAAGAGTTGATCCGTGTTTGCAGTAGCGTGCTCTTTGCGTCGAGGCGTGCAGACGCGGCCGCCGCCACCAGTGGGTTCTCGTGTTCCTGCATGGCAAGGAACTCTTCGTCCGTCTTCGACAGGGCCGGTATCTCTTTGCCCGTGGTAGCCGATACCTTCATCGGCACGTCCACACCGAGGTTCTCCAGTAGCAGCTTGAACTTGGCGGCAGACATGAGTGTCTTCTTCACCTGCTCAATATCGTCGGGGTCGAAGTCGCCTTGGATGCGCAAGGCAGCACGCGTCGGGATGTCCTCAGCAAGGATGCGGCCAAGTTCGCGCAGCACCTGCTCCTTGCGCTCGGTCTCTTCTGTGTACGTGTTAGCAAGCAGGTCGATGTCGGCGTCGAACTGAGGTTCCACCAGCATCCGGATCGTCATGTCGATCAGCTTAACTTCGTCTCGCCGTGTCTGCGGGATGAGTCGTCTCAGCAGCTGGTAGCACTGGTCAACGTCGGCCGCGTTGTATCTGCGCATGTCTGCGATCTCTTCGGGCGTAAAGTCCTTGAGCCGCTTACCCTTGGTGGCGATGAGGGCAGACTGGTCCTTCTCACCCAGACCATAGTGCGCCACGAGTGCCTTGAGTGAGCCGCCTGCATCTTTGGCGTGGATGGGCCGGGACATAGCCAGTGTGCAGCCCCAGAGTTTGGGCTTCATACCCATGCGCCACGACAGGATCATGGCGTCAAAGCCGGACAGGTTGTGTCCCACCACCCAGTACCGCGACCAGTCGATACTCTTGGCGTACTCGATGACTTCCTTCTCGCCGAAGATCACCTCGGTCGGGCCGTCGTCGAACTTGAACGCGCAGCTGATAATGTCCGTGTCCGGGTGCATGCAGTACTCGATGGGGGACATCTTGGTAAGCGAATGCGTGGTGCTCCAGAACGTCTCGAGGTCGACGGTTGCGATCTTCATGCCGTGCCCCGATCCTGCCCAGCATAGGCTCCTGCCCTGAGGGCGCGCTTCCACCTGTACAGGGTAGAAACACCGACGTTGTACCGCTCGGCGACCAACCTAACCGGAGCTTGTTTGGCGTCCTTGACTGCCGCCACGCGCATGGCGTGTGGCAGGCCGTATTTCGGGTGGTATGGGTTATCCTTCATCTTTCTTGTCCCTATGCTCTGCGCGGATTTCGTTGACGCGATCTGCGTGGTTGTGGGCAATCCTGTGGATCACATCCAATTCGTCACGCTTCACCCACCAGCGGGGGATGGGTACGAAGCCCGCCTTGCGGAGAGCCTCGTGGACGCCAGAGGGTTTCGTCTTTCCCATCTGTTATTCTGCCGCCGTCGCCATACGGTGCGCGACGCCCAGTGCAGCCAGCTGATCGCGGTCGACCTCTACGGCCGGAGGCTGATCCTCTGCTGACTTGTCAGCACGTCGTTCGGTGGCTTCGTGGAACTTCTGCATGAACTCGTCTGGCACATACAGCTCCAGCTCAGGCATTTCTTTCAGGGCTGCATTAAGCGATGTCTTGGTTTGCAAGAATGCCACGATCTGTATTTGGACAGTGTTGTACTGGGCGCGCGTGGCGCGGATTGCTTCCAGCCTATCGTCCTCTTCTGCCACCCACTGCCGGAGCGCGTCACTCTGGTGTTCGTAGGCGATGCGCACGTTGTCGTGGTAGAAGACATTCGGCTTGCACGGGAGTTTGATTTTTTGGTCTCCGGGGATGTCCAACTCAACCGACTTGGTCTTTCGGCCGCTTTCATTATCAAGTTCGGCAGTAAGTCTCGACGTGAAATGGCACCACTTGTCCGGCATCTGGTCTTGAAGGTCGGGTCGCTCACACCACGCTTGGGACAACAAAGCCGCCTCCAGCTCTTGGAACAAGGCTGTTCCATAAGAAATATCGCATGCCCCGTGCATCTCCTCAGCCTTGGCGCGCATGCGCTGGATTATGTCTCTGATGCCGTCTTTCAGTCTCTCGGTTATGCGGACGTATGCCATGTGTCTATTCTCCATATGTGAGTTGGATTGTTGCGCCGTCGTTGATGCGCTGGATGAGCGCGGTGAGCGCCGCCTGTTCGCGGTCTTCTGACGCTTTGAGGTACTGTTGGATGAACTCACGCTTCTCGTCGTAGTTCATCGAGTTGCTGAGCGGTATGGAGGCGGGTATCTCCCCACGGTCGAGGCTCTCCAGTGCCGCCCACTCCATCCAACCCGGCGAATACCTGTATTTGCCCGCGCGGTCTTCTGGGTTGAGGGTCATGCGCAGCCACGCAGCGGTGTACGCCAGCAGTTCCTCGAGCTTTTCCGGCCGCACCTCTTCTACGGCAACGAAGTTCTTCCATTTCGATACCGTGTTGACCGACGAGCCTACCGTTGCCGCAAGTTCGCGGACGAGTTCTGCGATCTCCCAGCCGCAAGCGGCGACGCCGGACTTGAGAGACTTGGTTATGATGTTGCGCTTGCGTGAGGACCACTGGGATGTGTCGATCTCAACGCTTACACGTGACACCGCCTTGTCCTTGGTCAGGCGGTTGGCGGACGATACATAGAGGCGAGACTTGCTGCCGTGGTCTTGGAGTGTGCCCATTGTTCTGTCCTTATTTGATGTAGAGAAACTCGTGCTTGGTCTCAGCACGAGGGTATGAAAAGCCGTTGGCCGCCACGGTCCGCATCCGGTGACTATCTGCGAACACGTGAGCACATATACCCTCAACTGACTTGTCGCCCCAGTCGGAACTGGCCCGGAGTTTGTCGCAGGTATACGCGGGGTAGAGGTTTTGGATGCGGGCAGCGGCGGTGACGGCGGCGCGAACCTCAGCGAGCTTGGCCGCCAGTCCGCTCTTCACGGTCAAGTCAGGTCGGCTCACAGTGATAGTGTCCATCGAGATCGGAAGGCGGTTTGGCCCTGTCCACACGGCAGCTGCGTATCGCAGGTGAGACCCGAGAAACTGCAACTTGTCGGTCTTTACACCATAGCGGTCGGTTACTTTAATGGCGACGCGTTGCACGCGGTCGATGGCGAGTATCTGCTGCCCGCCTTGCGTGACCCACGCAGGCTTGACCTCTTCAGTGCACGCCTTGTCCAGATAAAGGGCTGGGCACCAGCGGGTGTCGGCTGTCGATACGAGTTGGATACCGTACGCGTCGTAGTGCTTGCGCTGGCTAGGCTCAGGGCAGCTGGTGAGGATAACTTCCCCGGTCTCGAACTCTACGAACGGTCCGTTGCCTACGTAGAAGCAGTGGTAATGGTCCCAGCGCTTGCGCTTGTGGTCGAACTCGAACTCTTTCATGCTGCGTCCTTCTCGAACTTAACGACCTCGCCCCAGGGGAAGTCGGTGCAATGAGTCGTGAGCCACACGGTGTGGTGGTTGCTGGTGAAGGTGGATTGGTCGCCGTAGCCGTCGGTCAGATAGACAACCGCCTCAGGCTCGATGTCCTGCTCGTCGATGTAATCGAACACTGGCTTGAACGACGTGCCGCCACCGCCATGGGGGGACAAGTGCACCGGGTAGTCGGCGGCCTCATACTCGTCGACATGGGCCACGGCCGCGTCGCAGTAGACGACGACAACACGCTCTGGGTTACACACTTCGAGGATGCGGTTCACGTGGCCAGCGAAGTAGTTCAGCTCGTCCTGACCGATGGAGCCAGACGTATCCACACCGATGACGACGGTGCCCATCTTGGGGGTGTAGTCCGTGCCGGGGATGTAGATGTTGTTGGCGATGAAGCGGCGGTTGGGGCGGCTCCAAGAGTAGCCGTCTTTGATCTTGGCGACCATGAACCGCTCGAGGATGTCGTGCCAAGGTGTGCGGACTTTGACCAGCTCGTCGACCATACGCTCGATGGACGCGGGCAACTTGCCGGTCGCCTTGGCCGCCTTGGCGGACTGGATGGTGTCGATCTTGGCCTGAGCCTCGAGTGCATGCACTTGGCTCTCGTCCAGCGGCTTGCCGTTCTCGTCGACAGGGTCGCCGACGTCGTTGCCTGTGCCGCCCGGCCCTTGGCCGCCGCCGTTGTCGTTCTCGTCGTAGAGTTCCTCAGCTGCGAAGTTGCGGGCGTCCCGCATGGTGACGCCACCGTCGATGAATTCGCCTACCTTGGCGTCGATCAGCGTGTCGTTGATGACCTTGTCGGCCGCGATGTTCCACGCCATGGGGT